AGGCGAGCCATCAGCCGCGCACCTGGAGATCCCACGCGACCGGCACGCCGTCGCCATAGACCGCGGTCGCCGAGATCACCGTGAACTGCCGCGCCTCGAAGGTCAGCCGGTCGCCGGCTTTCGGCGGGTCCGTCATCCCGGCATCGTCGAGGGCGGATTCCAGGATCACCACGCGGCGGTCGCCGACCTGGACGCCCCCGGCAATCTCCGATGCCGAGTAGCCGGCGATGGCGGCGCGGACGCTGTAGTCGCGGCTGAAATCAAAGGTGACAACCGCGTCCTCGGCGGCGTTCGCGGCCAGGATCGGGGCAAACGGCACGGCGGTGAAGGTGCTGGACGCCGCCGTGACCGGGGCGGAGATGGTGTAGACCGTCGCGTTCCCGGCAACGGTGAAGGTGTCTCCCGCCAACAGCCGGCCGACCGCGAACGGGGCGTCGATGGTGATTGCCGACACGCCGGCGAGGGCGGCCGTCTTGACCGCGAACGTCGAGCCCTGCGGCGGGCTCTGCGTCGAGCCGGAGCCGGTGATGCTGCGATAGGTGATGGCAGCGCCCCAGGACGCCTCCAGGCACCACATCTGCTTGTCGGCGTCGCGCTCGACCGGCTGCACCGCGTCGATGGTGTAGGCGTCACCGCCGAAGGTCAGCACGTCGCCGGCATCGGGGGATGCGACCTCGGCGCGGCGAACGTGAAATCGGGTGCGGTCGACCACCACCTTGATCGGCCCCATCTGCACCGGCTCGCCACCACCCTGGCGGATGACGCGGCACGCGGCAGCGGAACCGACGGCGGGGGTGAACGTCGAGAGACGGCCGCGAAGCTGGAACAACTGCCGGACGTGCGGGGTGAAGTCCATGGCGAGCACATCCTCGATCGGCATGAAGGAAAAGCAGGTCAGCGCGGAGCCTGGGGTCGCGTTGATGACGCGGATGCCGGCAGCTTTCAGCGCGGCGCCGAGCTCCTCGATCGGCGGGATGAACCGCTCGTAATGCTCGGCCTCGGGCTCCAGCAGCGTGCGGTCGTGCCAGTGGCCCGTGGTCCGCATGTCGAAGCCGAGCAGGACGATGGTGGTGGCGCCGAACAGGGCCGCCGCGTTGATTGCCGAGCCGCCGGCACAGACGGCGCCGCCGAGGTGCGTGGGGTCAGTTGATAGTGCGGCGGTGGGGCCGCGCGGAACGTAGCGGACACCAGCGGCGATCAGTGCCGCCTCGATCAGCTTGGCGGTGCCGGGCGGTGTGGTGCTGTACCGCTTGCTCAGTTCACCGCGGCTGATCTTGTGCGGCCCGGCGTGGAGGTGGAGTCGCTGCCAGTTGACGTCGATCCACTGCGGATCGGCCCACAACAGCACGTCGGCCCAGGGGGCGAGCGAGAGGCCCGACTCCTTGACCCCGATTACGCGCCCGCGGCCGCGCAGGATCGAGGCGTCGAAGCCTTTGAGGGTTGCACCACCCCCCAGGATGAATGCTGTTTCACCAGCCCATTCCCGGGGGATGGCCCAAGGTGTCGGCTTCACCGGATCAGGTGCGGCGGCCCGGGATCAGCGCCCGCGGACGGGTGCAGATGTCGAGCGCGTTCATCTGGGTATCCAGGTGGACGCCCTTCCCGTTCGGCATCACGTACTGCTTCATGTACAGCCGCTGGCCGGGGGTGTTCACCGTCTCGATGTAGTCGGCCGGCGCGTAGTAGCTGCGGAAGAAGCCCGGAACGCCGGTCGGGAAGATGTGGCACTTGTCGGTGTTGACGAAGGTCGTCGACCCGACGGAGCCCCGATAGTTCTCCCACATGATCCCACCGAACGCGAAGGCGCCGTAGGACATGCCGGCCTGCACGTAGCCCTGCCGGAGCTCGGCCGCGGCCTGGTACTGGAGGTAGGTCGCACGCACTTCCGGATGGGCGATCAGGTCGTCGAAGAACGCATCGCCGCAGAAGGCGTGCAGCCCGGAGAACGGAATGCCCTCCAAGACGCCCGCGACCGTGCGGAGCACCTCGGCGCATTCGCGACGAAGGGCGCCGTCGACCGGGGCGGTGTTGTCCAGGTCGAAGTCGATCTCGGAGATCTGCGACACGCCGAACTCCGCGTAGAGGTTCAGCGTCGAGGTGTCGGCGTAGGTCACGATGCCCTTGACCGCACCGATGCGGGAGTATTCCTGCGTCGCGGCAAAGGACTGCGAGTGGATCGACCCGCGCTCCATCACCTTGCCGGCGACCGTCTCGACCTCGGTCTCGGAGCCCCAGGCGCGGACGCCCTGGACTTCCTCGGCCATGATCGAGTCCTCGATCTCGAAGTGCGGGACGGTCAGGTTGCGCAGGGTGCGGCGGGTCTTGGTGAGCGTGCCGCCCGGCGCGCCGCGAGCGGAGGGAGAGACCAGCGCCAGGACGCCGTCCTTTTCCTCGATCGCCACCGTGGTCGTGGTGACGCTGGACGGCTGGAACAGCCCGAGCTGGCCGATGCGGCCGGGGACGAACTTGACCTTGTTGATCGCGTCCGTGAGGTTGGTGACGCTGAACGCGTCGGAATTGAATACGTCAAGCATTACCATGACGATGTCTCCTTCGTGACCGGCGGTTCCGCGCGGTGGGGTTGTGAGGGACCGCTAGTCGCGGACGATGATGCCGAGCAGCGCGAGGCTCGCGATGGTCAGGTTCCGCTCGTCTCCCGTGGAGGTCTCCGTCGGGAAGGTGAGCAGGTTGCCGTTCACCTCGGCATCGCGCGCGATGTAGGCCACCGTCTGAGCCACCGCCGTGGTCGACACCCCGGCGTAGAGCAGGATGCCCTTGGCCTGGGTGATCAGGGCGCCGGCCGTGTTCAGCGTGCCGGTCATCGCGGTCAGGTTGCCGGAGCCGTCGTCCTCGACGATCTGCCCCACATCCAGATCCTGGCCAACGTCGATGGCCGCACTCTCGCGGGAGCGAGTGCCGGCGGCCTCGGACAGCACGAATTCGGCCGCATGGCGGCCCTCGGTCAGAGTCGTCATGTGATCAGCCCTCCTTCGGCTGCGTGTTGCCCTCGATGCGGGCGTTGACCTTGGCGACGGCCTTGTTCAGGGCTGCCTCGGTGGTGTCGGCGCCGGTGTCGGCGGCGATCGAGCCGCGGATCTCCGGGCTCTGCGCCTTCACGACGCGGTCCCAGAGCTTCGCGCGCACGTCCTCGACGCAGAGGCCGGCGGTGATGTACTCGTCAGCCGCCTTCGCGGTGATCGCGGACGTGATCTTGCTGGCGTCGGCGACCATGCTCTTGATGGTGCCGGCCGCGCCGACCCGCGCCTCGACCACGGTCATCGTCGCGTTGTCGCGGATCAGCGCCTCGGCCAGCGCCGCGCAGCCGTTGGCGACGCAGTACGCGACGACGTCGGCCGGGTTTGCCGGCGGCGGGACGGCAGCGGCGGCGGGTGCCGGGGCGATCGGAGCCCGGGGCGGCGGCGCAGCGGGCGCGCTCGACGCTTCGGGCGGGGTATCGGTGGACGGCGGCGGGGCCGTCGGCACGGTGTCATCGGCCATGTCGGCCTCCTTTCGGTTGGCGGGCAGGTGGAGTGCTTGCGGCGGCGCCGCGTACTTCGACAGGTCGAACATCGCCGCGATCTTGCGCGGGGCCTCGATCTGGTCGGCGAAACCCATCTCGACGGCCTCGGCGGCGGACAGCCACGTCTCGGCAGCCATCAATGTCTTGACCGCGTCCATCGGCTTGCCGGACTTCGCGGCATAGGTGGACGCCAGGGAGTCGGTGATCCGGTCCAGCGCCTCGGCCATGCCGCGCATGTCGTCCGCGCCGCCGACCACGCCACCGATCGGATCGTGGATCATCAGCATCGAGCCGGCCGGCATGACGACGTGATCGCCAACCATCGCGATCACCGAGGCGGCGGAGGCGGCCAGGCCGTCCACGTAGACGGTGACGGTCGCCGGGTGCCTCGCGAGCACGCTGTGGATCGCCAGCGCGTCGAAAACCGAGCCGCCCGGCGAGTTGATGTGCAGATCGAGCGCGGTCACGTCGCCGAAGCCGCGAATGGCGCCGATGAAGTCGCGGGCGGTGACGCCGTAGGCGCCGATTTCGTCGTAGATGTCGACCCGCGGCGGCTTGCCCTTCTTGCCGGCAGCCGCGCGAAACCACGTCCTGGCGCTCATGCCGGACCTCCGATCATCTGTGGTCGTTCTGAGGGGCGTCAGGCGGCGGCGCGAGCGCCGATGCTATGGAAGGCGTCGAGAATCGCGCCCTCGGTGTCGGGCCGGAAGTCGATCGCCTGCCCGGAGCCGGCGAACGGAAGCTGTTGCCCCCACCGGACGCCGAAGATCCGCTCGAAAACGGCCCGGTCGCCCGGAATCCCGTGGTCGACGAAGCAGACGTAGCGCGTTGCCCGCATGTGCATGGCGATCGCCATCGGCCCGATGCCGCGAGAGAGCGAAACGGCCGCGTTCTGGTACAGCCCGGCGCGCAGACTCACACACTGAGCCGCCTCCGGGCACCACTCGAAGCCGGTCGGCAAGGGCTTGCCCACCATCGCGGTATCGGGGATCAGCACCACACGGTGACCATCGGCAGCGATGCGGGCCGCGGCGGCGAGCCACGCATCCATGTTGGAGTTGCGCTCCGGGAGAACCGCGTTCTGCCGGATGGTGATGACCACAGCGCCGTCGAATTCAGACCGCACCGGGGAGGCAAGGCGGCGAACGTCACGGCCGGCGGCGTGCTGGCGGTTGCAGTCGGCCACGAAGGTTGACGGGCTCAGCGTTCCGGGCTTTCGCCGCCAGCCCTCGGCCTCGGCGTGAGCAATCACAAGCTCGACGGTGGCGCCCGGCAGCAGTCGGCAGCACGGGACGATGATGCGCTCGACCCTGGCTCGCTTCTCAGCGATTGCCAGCGCCTTGTCCTTCGGGCTCGTGTCGCGGAAGTGGTCGGCCAGGACGACGATGCGGAGCGGGTCGGCCCCGGCCATCGCGCCGACGGTGGCGAGCCACGGCACGATATCAAACGTCGCCGGCCGCTTCGCCATGTCGTAGACCGCGACCCTCACGCGGCGCGGCGCTCCTGGCCGCCCTGCTGCTGATCGTCCTCATCCTCGCCCGGCGGCACACCCTCGGCCTTAACCTCGCCGCCACCCTTCTTCTGCCGGCCGTCGCTGTCGTATTTCAGTCCCATCTTGTCGGCCCGGACGTTGTCGTCGGACTGCTCGGCGTCGATCTCGGCCGAGTCCAACCCCCGCTCGGATGCCTTCTGTGACCGCGACGCGAGGCCCGTGCGGATCTCGCCCTCGATCGCCTCGATATCCTGCTTCGGGTTGATGTACGGCCAAGCCTGGGGGATCCATTTGACGGTGCTCGGCGCCTCGGCCGGCCGCAGTGCGCCGGTCATCCTGGCGAGCGCAGACCACCGCGCCCACACCGGCCGGCAGAACTGGTAGACGAGGATATGGTGCTGCCACATCTCGACCCGGCGCTTGAACTCGTTCATCGCCGCGCGCCAGGTGCGGTCGTTCACGTCGGAGAAATCGCCGGTCAACTGCTCGTACAGCAGGCCGCAGAACGACGCGATCAGCCGATGCTGGTCACGCTTGTAGACCTCGTACATGCCCCCGACATCCTGGGGGTTGTTCCACTCCATTTCCTCGTTGACATCGAGGATATTGATCGAGCCGGGCTCGCCGGAAACCGACCCGACGCCGTCCTCGATCTCGGCGCTTTCGCCCCAGATCTCCTTCAGTTCTTCGAGCGTGGCGCCGTTGGGCGCGGTGCGCTTCAGCGAGCCCACGAACATGGCCGCCACCTTCTTGCGAACCAACTCGGCGTCGTCGTAGGCATCGAGATCCTTCAGCTTGCCGAGTGCCGGCGTCACCCACGGGATGCCGCGGACCTGCCCAGGCCGGGCGCTGAAGGCGTCATAGACGTGCATGACCTCGGATGCCGGCACGCGAACCGGAAGCGTGTCGTAACTCTCGATCACGTTCCGGTCGGACGGGTGCTGCCGGTACATGTGATAGGCGACCCGCTGGCCGATCGCGTTGAACTCGATGCCCTGGCGGATCCAGCCCCGCCCGTTCGGGAGCGTCTCGTTCTTCGTCATCGGCACGTAGTCGGATTCCAGCACCTGAAGCTGGAGCGGCACCGTCATCCCGTCGTCCATGCGGCGGGTGCGGAACCGCACGAAGCATTCGCCGGACACCGGCAGGGTGCGGGCGACCTGCGCCTCCAGCCCGTAGAAGTCGAGCGTGCCGTCGGTCGACGCCTCATCGGTCCAGCGCATCCACAGGTCGCGGGCCTTTGGCGACTTCGGCTGCGGCATGATCCCGGTGCCGACGATGTTCGCGGTCAGCCGGTCGGCGATCGTCTTGGCCAGCCCGTTCTTGCGGTCGGCCTCGCGCGCCTGCGCCCGGAGCGAGTCCGAGGCGTAGTCCAGTGCCGCGTTCGGCCCGAAGTTGCCGGCGCGCATCGCGACCGAGCGCCGGCCGGTGCCGACCGTCTCGTAGGCGGTCGACGCGCGCGGCTCGACGTAGACCGAGGTTCCCTTGATCCTGAAACGCACGGGCGAGTGGGCAGCCATGTCAGAAGCCCTTCGATGTGCCGAAGCGGATCGTCCGGACGCGAGTGACGGTTGCGCCGGCGACCTCGGCCTCGATCAGCGCCAGGGTCTCGCGCATCTCGGCGAGCGAGCGGTACACGATCCGGGAGCCGTCGCTGTACTGGACATCCTTGACCCCGGCAGCGATCGAGGATTTCAGGGCGTCGACGTCGTCCTGCGTCCATGCCATCGGCTTGACCTCCTACCGGCTCATGAACGAACTGCGGATCGCACGTCTGACGCGCGGTTTGGCCGGCGCATCCACCGCGCGAACCACGGGCGGGGCCGGCGGTGCGGGCTCGGCTTCGGCCGGCTCGACCTCGGCATCCTCGACTTCCGGCTCATCCGGCTCGGCGACCTGTGGCGTGACCGGCAGCCGCCCCGCCTCGACTGCCCGAAGAAACCGCCGGTCGACCTGTTGCAGCCCGCACACCGCGGCGTAGGCGTAGACCAGGCACACACCAGCCTCGTGGCTTTCCTTCGGCTTCGCCCACTCGGTGAACCCCCCGCGCCGGATCGTCAGCCGCTCGCGCGTCAACTGGCGGAACCATTCGTCGTCGAGATCCTCGGAGCCACCCGGAGCCTGTGCCGGGAAGTGGACGTAGCGTGGGCCGGGCCTCTCGACCGCGAGGCTGCGGTACACGAAGTCGCGCGCCGCGTTGCCGCCGATCAGGTAGACCACCCCGCCCTTGCCCTTCGATGGCTTGCGCGGCCACACCGGGCGCCGCCGGCCCTTCTGCTCGCTCGCACCCTTGATCGCCCAGATGCGCGGCGTGGTCTCCGAGGCGTGCGCCGACGCGAACTCGTAGGTCTCCGCGGTGTGGTGACCGCCCGAGTCGATCGCCGCGGCTGAGATCGGATACCGCCTGCCGTCGACCGCGACGAAGCCGCGTTTCAGCAGGTCGTAAAGCTCCTGCCACACCTTCGGGCCGGACGGGTCGCCCCGGATGATCCAGTGGCCGAGCAGCCAGCATTCCGAGCCTTTTCCCCAGCCGTAGACACTCGCCTCGATGCGCGGATCCGCACCCTCGACCGACTGCACGTCCGCACCAACGGTGATGAACAGCACGCCCGGCGGAAGCTCCGACGGGTAAGCCTCCCGCCGGCCGGTGAACCGCTCGACCTTCAGTTCCTGGCCGTAGGTCAGCTGGTACGGCCGACCCAGCCGCAGATTGACGAACGGCTGCACCAGCGTTGCCGGGTCGGACTGCGCCTCGATCCACTCCTGGACGATCACCGGCCAGGCCGCGTTCGGGTTCAGCGACATCCCGGTCCACAAATGGAACCCGGCGTGACCCGGAACCTTCGGCTTTGCGGTCGGGCGCCACTCGCCGGCGGCGTCCATCTCGACCTTGTGGCCTTCCTCGATCACACACCCACCGGCCCGGCACACGTACCAGACGCCCTTGACCGCGCCGCCGTCGTCGAGTTCCCACTTCAGCCCGTGCGCGACCTCGGGGCCGCCCCACTCGATGAACTGCATCTCGCCGCAGTGCGGGCACGGCACGAAGTAGCGGCGCTGATCAGACCTGAGCCACTCCCGCCAGACCCGAGAGGTTTCCTCGATGACCGGCGTCCCGCCCCGGATCTGCTTGCGGTTCCAATAGGTCTCGCCGCGGGTCCAGAACAGCTTGAACTTGTCGCCCTGCGACCTGACGCCTACCGGCGCCCACCCCTCGGCGTCGACCTCATCGGCCGCCTGGAACCGGGCCGGATAGCGACGGAACGCGTCGTCGGATGCCGCACCCCGCAACCGGAGAACAGCGCCATTCGACAGGAATACATCGGTCAGCGTGTCGCGCGCGTCGCCCTTGCGGATCGGCCGGATCAACTTCGCCAGGGCCGGCGTGCCCTTCAGCATCGGCCCGACCTCCGATCGCCCGAAGTCCTCGGCGTCCGGAATGGTCGGCTGCGCGATGGCGCATGTCGTCGGGTCGTGCTCCAGATGGTAAGCCGTCGCCAGCAGCAGGAGGCGGGTGTATCCGACCCGCGCGCCCTTCGGCACGGTGATGAGCGGTATCGTCGGGTCGCAGAACGCGTCCAGGATGCCGCGCTGGTACCCGTACAACTTGATGCGGCCCGTCTCGGCACCAGTGCCCGCCGGCAGGTAGCCGTGCCGGTCAGCCCATTCCGAGCCGGTCACCCGGCGGCGGATCGTCAGCGCAGCGCGGCGGGCCTCGATCAGCGCCGCGGTGAGTGCTGCCTGCCCCGTCGAGTAGTCACCTCGCTTGTGGTGGCCGATCCGCAGCGAGGCGTCCGTCATGCGTCAGCGCCTCCAGGGCGTCGATGATCGCTTCGTCGACCAGCTCTTGAATCGCCGGCGCGCTCGTCATCGTCGCGGCCCGTCCTGCGACCTTCGAGCCGACCGATTGCAGGTGCGTGCGCACGGCCGCGTATTCCTGGGTCACCACGTCGAGCACATCGGCCACCGCGACCACGCTGCGCAGCGTCTCATCCGCTTCGACCTCAGCGGTGATCGCCTGCGCGACGGCTCGGCGCCGATCGGCCTCATCCTTGGTGATCCGGTCGCCGTCGCCCTCGTACCGGGACACCGCATCATCGACCGCGCGCTTGATCCGCCACTCGACGATGTCGGCGACCGATAGTTCCCACTCGATGCCGAGAGACCGATCGGCCCGGGTCACCGCCGGAGCGCCCTGCTCGATCCACCGGCCGAGCGTCTGGCGCGTCACGCCGAGGATGGCCGCCGCCTCGTTGAGGTTGAACGTCCGCGTGGACTTCCCGGCCATCGGAGCAGCCCCGCGTGTTGATGTTGCATTGATGGTCGAGGTATCTCAGCCGGTGGATTTACACGGCTGGTTGCCCGACC